GAAGAAGACGATTAATCGAAACTGTGCGAAAATCGTGTCGCTGAGAAAATTGCTACCAGCGGCATCCAATTTATATTGAGGTGTTTTTATGGGCTTACTTAGCGCACTTGGCGGGATTGCAGGGTCATTTTTTGGTGGCCCCATCGGGGGAACTATCGGGTCGGCCCTCGGCGGCACACTTGAGAGCAAAAAATCAATTGGCCAAGCATCAGGCGCACAGCAACAAGCAGCTCAAGCAGGCATCGACGAACAGCGCCGACAGTTTGATGCTGTACAAAAGCTCTTGCAGCCTTATGCGCAGGCAGGAACAGAGGCATTAACCCAACAGCAGGCCTTGCTAGGCATGGGCAGCCCAGAGGCACAACAGCAAGCTATCAGCGCCTTACAAAGCGGCCCACAGTTCCAAGCCCTTCAGCAGCAGGGCGAAAACGCCATCCTTCAAAACGCATCTGCGACTGGCGGCCTTCGCGGTGGCAACGTGCAAGGCGCACTCGCACAGTTCCGGCCTGCCCTGCTTTCCAGCCTGATCAATCAGCAATATGAACGCCTTGGAGGTCTGTCAGCCCTTGGCCAAAACGCAGCCGCAGGCACAGGCAATGCAGGCTTGTCTACAGGTGCTAATGTATCCACCTTGTTGGGTAGGCAAGGCCAAGCTCAAGCTGGTGGCATTTTGGGTGAGCAAAGCGCACTCACTAGCGGCATCAATAAGGCATTTGGTGGAATCCAACGAGCAGGTGGGTTTGGTCAGTTGTTTGGTGGTAATACAGGCGACAATTTGCAAGCTCAATTCTCGCAAACCCCAATTGGTTCCTCTGGCTTTGGCTCTGGTCTTGCTTACGGCAACCAAGACCTTGGCTTGAACTTTTAAAGGTGCACCATGGAACCCATCAACTACCTCGCACAAGTCGCTGATCCTTTTGCCTCAGCACTCAAAGGATACGCAACATTTGACGAAATTCTTAATGCTGATGCCAAACGTGCTGAACTTGCACGCCAGCAACAACAGCAAGAACAGCAGAGGCAGACGGTTGCGCAGGAGCAAGCACGCTTTTTCGCAAACCCAAAACCAACAATGCGCGATGCTGCACGCTACGCATCAATACTTTCCCCAGAGCAAGCAAATGCTTTCCGCCCTTACATGGAAGGCATCAGCAAAGAACGGCAGCAGAATACGCTTCGTCGCACAGGCCAACTGCTCTCTTCTCTACAGCTCAACCCAACCATTGCCGTTGATTTACTCAATCAAGAGGCAGAAGCTGCGAAAAACAGCAATGATCCAGACGATGCCGCATTTTTTACCCGCTTGGCCACGGCAGCAGCTGACCCAGCTCAGGGCCCATCCGTTGCATTCAAGGCAATTGTTCAAAGCGCAGCAGCCATCCCAGGTTCAGATAAATTTTTTGAGACCATTGATAAGGGATTGAGTACCGCGCGGGATGAAGCGCAAGCACCTGCAAAACTGCGCCAAGAATTAGCCGCCGCTGACAAAGCCGAAGCCGAAGCCATGGTCAAGATGCGAACGGCACCTGACGACATTGCCAAGGCCCAAGCAACACGAGAATATGAGCAGGCCAAAGCCAAAAAAACTCAAATTGAGAGTCTGTTCACGGAAAGACAACAAATTGCAGACTTGCGTGCAAAAAATCTTACGGCTGTTCTAACTCAGGCTCAAACCCAGCAGGCACTTGCATCAGCCTCTGAAAAGATGGCAAGCATTCAGGACCGACTTTCTGCACTTCCTGAGGCAGCACAAAAACTTGTTAATGAATCTGCGCAAAGTGCAGCCGTTTCCAAACAAGCATCTTCGCAATACACAGATTTGGCTAAACAAGTTGAAGGCCTAGGAAGTTCTTGGGGTGCTTTCAATACTTTAGGCGAGTGGTCTAAATCACAGTTTGGAAGTCAAGATTTCCGCACTGCCATTCAAAATGAGTACACCAGACTTGCCAACAGTGCTGGGATCAAAGCCTATAAAGCAGCAGGTGCAACTGGTGGTTTCTCAGATGCTGACTTGAATACAGCGCTCCAAGGAATACCGAAAGCAAACGCAAACCCAAAAATTATGGCGCAATTCCTTCGTGGTATGGCAAAGGAGCAAGCCATTTCCGCTGCGTTAGAGGGGGCGAAAACAGACTGGCTTACGCAAAATAAAGGGCAACTTGGCCGAGCAAACAAGCCATTTATTGCAGGGGATTTCTCTGTTAAACCAGGCGAGACGTATGCTGACTTTGCTGAACGTGCAACAAGAGATGTTGTAAAAAAATTTACTACTCAGCCACAAAGCGAATTGGTAAACCAAATTCCCACAGATCGAAATCCGCAACCAATGGCCGCAACATCCAATATTGAGGCGCAAGCCGAAGCAATCCTTAGGAAACGCTAATGGCAACAGCTCAAGAATACGCAGCATGGATTGTTCAGAACGCTGATAAGCGTGGCTCACCTGACTTTGATACTGTTGCACAGGCCTACCAACTTGCCAAAGAGCGTGAGAACACAGCAGCCTTTCAACAACAAAACGCACCATTGCCACAAGAGCCTGGCGTGATTGATCAAATTGGTAAAAAGTTGGCAGGAGCAGCTGAAACAGCTCTTGCTATTGGTTCCAGTATGACCACAGGCACTCTCGGTGCATGGAAAGGATTTGGCGAAGGTCTTGCACAACAAGTGTTATCTGGTCAGTTTGGCACACCAGAGGCCATGCGTGCAGTCGAGCAATCCGCAGCCAAAGGCGCACAGGCGCTGACCTACGCCCCACGAGGCCAAGAAGGTCAAGAACAGTTGCAAGCCGTTGGGCAATTCATGTCTAACGTCTTACCCCCTGTTTTGCCTGTAATTGCAGCGCCAAATGCTCTAACGCAAGCAGCACGCACCGCAGCACCAACACTAGCAGCAACAGGTCAGATTGCAGGCGCAGCAGGTCAGCGTGCAGCTACCGCCACAGGCCAAGCCATTGCTAGGCCAGTGCAAGCGGCCACCACCGCCGTGCGCGAGATGGTCTCGCCTGCGGCGGCTCCAGTTGAGGCTACGATTCCGGCAATGGCGATGAAGTCTGCACCAGTCGAGATATTGGCCGATGCAAGCGTTCGTTCCCGGCCATCCGCCTCACCACTTGATGCCGTGGCAACAGGAAAGCGCGACTTGGTTTTAGATGCCATCGGTATCCCGCCAGAGTCGCGCAGACTTGGCGCACGTACAGGCGACAAGAATCAAATCCAAACCGAGATCATGCTCAGTAAACTGGAAGGCGCAGAACCAATGCGCCAACAGCTTGACCTAGAGTCTCAGCGCCTTGCAGAATATGCGGCGGCCATTCAGCGCGATACAGGGGGCACAGTAGGTGCAACCCCACTCGCTAGAGGGGAAGCAATCAGCGCACCGCTTGAGGGCTACCAAAACTGGTACAACGGTGAAATCAGTAGCCTGTACAAGCAAGCCAACGAAGCGGCAGCGGGTCAAGGCGGCATCCGCTTGAGTGGCCTCAAATCGTATCTCAACGAACCAGCCAACTTCAAAGGCGATGGACGCAGCGTTGCTAGAGACATGCGCAACGAACTTGTCAGACTTGGCGTCATGGACAAAGACGGCAATCTTGCTGACATTGACGCGCCCACAGCAGAGCGCATCAGGCAAGAAGCAAACCGCCTGTTTGATCCAACCAAACCGCAAACGAAAAACGCAGTGGCTGGCGTGAAGGACGCCATTGACCAGGACGTTTTGTCTGTTTTGCCTTCAGACGTTTACAAGGACGCACGCGCCAAGCGCACGCAATACCGCGAGATTTTTGAAGACCCCAAAGGCCTGGCTCAAATCCTTGACATCAGTGGTCCAGAGGGCGTAAACCGCGCTGTCGCTTTGGATGTTTTGCCCGACAAGCTGGTCAACTACGCAGCCAAAAACACGGCGCAATTCAACAACATCATTCGCACACTTAAAACACTGCCAACACCGGAACTCCAGGCACTTGGCAAGCAAGCCCTGGCCGAAGTCCGCGCCCACCTGGTTGAAAAGATGATCTCTAAGAACATCGACCCGACCGAGGCCGCATTGGGTGGTGCAGTAGTTTGGAAGGGAACAGATGACACCTTGAGCCGCCAAATGGCACCTTATCGCGGCAAGACCAAACAATTGCTTGGCGATGATCTTGCCAATCGTTTAGACACATTGCGTGTCGGTGCTCGCATCCTTCGCCCCTTTGATCCCAACCCAAGCGGCACAGCGACCACTGCATTGAACTTGCAGACCGAGTTGTCTAAGAAAGCCATTAGCGCAGCTGGCGGTCTTGCTGGTGCAGGCATTGGCGCGTTGACCGGCGGCCCAGCAGGTGCAGCAGGAGGAGCGATTGCAGGTGCATCTGCAGCCAAAAAAATTATTGATGTGCGTCAGCAAAAAGCAATTGAGAGAGCACTTGAAAAATCTTTACGTGCTCAGAAAAAACCTAATCCACCAACTGGCGGCTTCTAAAGTAAGGCCCTCAACGCATTGCCACCAGTGCAGCCGTAAGCGACAATCGGTCATCCAGGAGAACCCATAAATGCCAGCCATTTCAATTCAGCCCACATACCCGGTTTTTACCGGGCTGGACGGCTTTCCCCTTGATGCTGGGTATCTGTGGTTTGGTACTGCAAACCTTGATCCCCAGACCAACCCGACCACCATTTATTGGGATGAGGCCATGACAATCGTGGCCCCGCAACCCATCCGCACGCTTGCAGGCTACCCCGTGCGCAGCGGCACCCCGGCACGCATCTTCATCGCCACCGATTACAGCGTCAGGGTTCAAGACAGCAAAGGCGGCACGGTTTACAACGCCTTGTTCGTTGCAGTCGAAGACCCCAACGTGGCCCCGTTCGTCATTGAGAACGATGCGGATCAAAATATGACCATCAGCATGGATGGTGATGACTTTGCATTTACTCACTCACAGGCAGGTGAATTTCTTTCCTACGACTACACAACAGGTGACCTGTATTTTGCAGGCGTGTCAGCGGGTGCCAGCACGGCAGAAATTGCCGAAACTGTAAACCCCAACGGCGTAACCACTGTAACCATCCTCAACAGCGCCGTCACTACGGACAAGATCAACAACTTGGCGGTGACAACAGCCAAGGTGGCAAACGCCAACATTACGGCGGCCAAACTGGACGGCGCACAGTCAGGCAGTGCCCCCATTTACGGCGCTCGGGCTTGGGTGAACTTCAACGGTACTGGCGTAGTAGCAATCAGGGCCAGTGGTAACGTGACCAGCATCACGGACAACGGCACTGGTGACTACATTGTGAACTTCACGACCGCGATGCCGGATGTGAACTTTTCGGTTGCGGGATCGGCTGGTATTGATGAAATATTGGGTAATGACTTGGGCCGATTGTTTTCCGAATACGGCATGGCATCCCGCACCACATCTGCTTGCCGGGTCTGCACAGCCTATGTCTTCCAAGGGATTGACACCACTGTTCCCGCCGACTCGTCAGTTGTCTCAGTCGCTATCCACCGCTGAAAGAACACCATGAACAAAAGGATTCTCTACCCCACAGACGAAGGCGGCGTGGCCATCATTGTCCCAGCAGACTGCGGCTTGACCATTGAAGAAATTGCGGCCAAGGACGTGCCAGAAGGCAAGCCGTTTAAGATTGTGGACGTGTCCGACATCCCAACGGATCGACTTTTCAGAAACGCATGGGAGTACGCAGCATGATCACCATCAACCTCGACAAAGCGAAGGCGATCGCACACGACAAGCGCCGTCTTGCCCGTGCTGCTGAGTTTGCACCCTTGGACATTAAAGCGACCATTCCAAGCGAGGCTGTGGCCGCTGAGTCATCGCGTCAGTTCATCCGCGACAAGTACGCTGACATTCAAATTCAGATCGACGCAGCCCCAACGGTCGAGGCATTGCTGGCCATTGTCCAGCCATCTTAAAAGGGCCACAGCGTGTTAAAAAACAACGGCTTCCACAATCGACACTCGCCATTCAGTCGGCCATTCTCCCCTGCCTCCTTCTTTGCCAACGGCGAGCAGGGCTGGTGGTATGACCCCAGCAACTTCGCCACCCTGTTTCAAGACAGCGCAGGCACCACACCAGTGACAGCGGTGGAGCAGCCTGTGGGTTTGCAGTTGGACTTGAGCAAGGGGTTGGTGCTTGGGCCTGAGTTGGTGGTGAATGGCGACTTCAGCAACGGGACTACAGGGTGGATTGCTTTTAGCGGTGCAACCAGTATTTCAAACGTTAATTCTTCATTGCGAGTGACGATTGTTTCTGGAATAGCAACAGCAACACAATCGGCTGCGATGACAACAGTTGCAGGCCGCACATACATTCTGTCAATTTCAAAACTGTTTACTAACGGCAGTTCTTTTTCTTTTTATATTGGGCCAACAGCAGGGAGCGGCGCAATTTACGCTAGTCCTCAGAATACGAATTTAGGAACTTTTGAGGTTAGATTTGTTGCATCTGGGACTACAACATATGTAAATCTTGAGTGTCGCGGTTCCGTTGGTAACTACGCTGACTTCGACAACATCTCAGTCAAAGAACTCCCCGGCAACCACCGCTTCCAGTCCACCAGCGCCAACCGCCCTGTGGTATCTGCGCGGGTGAACTTGTTTGTCGGAACAGCCACACTGTCAACGCAATCGGTGACCACTCGGGCCACTACCCACACGTTGACATTCACGGGTGCTGGCTCAATCACGCTCACGGGAACAGCCATCGGGGTATACACTGCTGGCACGTACTCGGTCACAACGACAGCAGGAACTCTGACAGCCACGGTCTTGGGCACGGTGACCCAAGCTGACTTGCGCGAGACGAACGTGGGAGTCGGGTTGCCAGCGTACCAAGGTGTTGTTACGTCCACCAACTACGACTCCGTAGGCTTCCCGGTCTACATCAAGCCCAACGGCTCCAACCAGTTCATGCAGACCAACAGCATCAACTTCACCGCCACGGACAAGATGACTGTGTGGCAAGGGGTGCGGAAGTTGAGTGATGCTGGCGTCAAAATGATTGATGAATTTTCCGCTGCCGTTGAATTAAATCAAGGTGCATTTGCTGTTTACGTTGATGGAAGCAGCAACGCTATTTTTGCTTCACGCGGCAACGTAGGCCCTGCGTATGCTCAGAGTGTTATTACTGCTGCACCTTTCACTTTTGTGCAGACGGGCATTGGCGACATTTCCGGCGATGTTGCAACCCTGCGCATCAACGGTGTTCAGTTCGCCACCAGCAGCTCAAACCAAGGCGTTGGGAACTACGGAAATTTCCCCGCCTACTTCTACATGCGTGCGGGAACCACATTCCCATTCAACGGCCACGACTACGGCTCAATCGCCCGAGGCGCAGCATCCACCGCAGCGCAGATCACCAACGGCGAAACGTACATTAATTCTCTCACTAAGGCTTTCGCACCATGAGCAGTTCAACTTTAGCCACAGTCATTGTTTTGGCCGCAGATCAAGCAGCCGCACAAGCCGACTTCCCCGACTATTTCAACGCCCCAGCCAGCCCAGATGGTCAGCCACCAATCACGAACTACCTGACCAACGGGTACTTCGCCGATGACGAGCTCGACACCATCTGCAACGATGTGCTCTGGCCGCGAAAGGTGTACTTTGGCACGCTTGAAACAGGTCTGCAAAAAGCAGGCTTGATGCTGGTGTACCGTGAGCCAATTATTGAGTAACATAAACCGACCAAGGAATCACCATGTCGAACAATTCGCAAATTGCTTTCAACCCTCAAGGCAAGACCGTTGTCATTGCCGCTACCACTTCAGCCCCCGCAGGTCTACAAGCGCCTGTGAATGCTGTAAATACAGCCCAGGCTACTGGCCAGTACCGCATCGTTAACTCGGGCACGGTTGCCGTGTTCCTTGGCTTTGGTGCCACAGCAGCAGAGGCCACGGCCAATGCAGTGGCTCCTATTGCTGGAACGCCTACCAGTGCTTTGGCTCTTTTGCCGGGTGCTATCGAGGTCTTGCGCTTCACGGCAAACACCTTCTTTAGCGGCCTGGCATCATCTGCAACATCTGTTTACATCACCCCAGGCCAAGGCTTGTAATCATCATCATGGAAGCAGATATGGCCGAGATCGACCCAGTGAAATACGGCGTGCTCTGGGAGCGCGTTCAGAACTACGAGCGCCGCTTTGACGAGATGTCCAGCAAGATGGACAAGATGGAGGCCAACGTCGAGAAACTGGTGGCCCTTGCCAACCAAGGGCGCGGCGGCGTCTGGGCAGGCATGGCGTTCATCTCGCTGGTCTCCAGCGCCGTGGGCTTCTTCTTAAGTTGGATCAAGGAGCACTGATATGGCTGAAGAATTGAAAGAAAGTGCAAAAGGTGCGTTGATTGAGAAACTGACTTTTGCGGTGCTGCCGTTGCTGTTCACCTGCGTGGTTTACCTTATGTCGGCGCTGTCTAACTTGAGCCATGAAGTCACTATCCTGAACAGCAAGATCAGTCTGGTGGTCACATCGGACAACAAGCAGGCCACCAATACAGGCGCAGAGCTAGCCCGCGAGCGACTGAGGCAAGACCTGTCGTCTGAGATCCAAAAGAACCGTGACGATATTCAATACAACCGCCAGCGAATTGCAGTTATTGAAACCCAAATGGAGAAGAAGTAATGGATTGGCTCAAGCAGATCGCACCCACCATCGCCACAGCACTGGGCGGCCCATTGGCAGGCATGGCTGTGTCGGCTATCTCCAAAGCCATTGGGGTGGATGAGGCCAAGGTGGGCGACATGATCGCCAACAACAAATTGTCAGCCGAGCAGATTGCCCAGGTCAAGATGGCCGAAATCGAATTGCAAAAGCAGGCGCAAGAGTTGGGCTTGAACTTTGAAAAGCTGGAAGTTGAGGACCGCAAGTCAGCCAGGGACATGCAGGCTACTACCAGAAGCATGATGCCGCCTATTCTTGCTGGTGCCGTTACGCTGGGCTTCTTCGGCATCATGGTGATGATGTTCTTCAACCAGATCGACAGCAGCAACCCCGCCATCTTGATGATGCTCGGCAGCTTGGGCACGGCGTGGACTGGCATCATTGCCTATTACTTCGGCTCGTCTGCTGGCTCACAGGCCAAAACTGATCTTCTTTCTAAGGCATCGAAATGAACATCACACCGCACTTCACCATCGAAGAACTCACAGCGTCCGAGACAGCCGAGCGTAATGGCTGGGACAACAACCCCAACGGCTACGAAAGAGAAAACTTGTCTCGACTGGCCGACTTGCTGGAGCAGGTCAAGATTGTTCTGGGTGGCAAACCGATCATGATTAACAGCGCCTTCAGGTCAAAGCAGGTGAACGATGCGGTTGGCAGCAAAGACACCAGTCAACACCGCACCGGATGCGCGGCTGACATCCGGGTGCCGGGCATGACTCCAGACCAAGTGGTCAAGGCCATCATTGCCAGCGGCATCGGGTACGACCAGATCATTAGAGAGTTTGATCGCTGGACACACATCAGCATCCCGAACACCGTTGACACAAGCCCCCGCAAGCAGGCGCTGATCATCGACAAGGCTGGGACAAGGGTTTACGCATAAACCACGGCGCAGGCGGCTATAAACCCCATCCAGAGCATTCCAAAGACAGCCAGCAGCATCCAGTAGGCCAGCTTACGCAGTTGGTAGCGCCAGATGCTCGGCGGCATCGGATCGGCGGCCATCATCACAGGCTTGGCCTTGGCCACACGGGCAGGGCAATCACGGATTTGGTTGCAGTCATTTGAGCAGCAAGTCATGTGTTGTTTCCCTTGAGTTCAGCTTCGATGGCTCGGATCAAGCCGCCAGTGCCGTAGTCAGGCGTGGATGCAAAATATCTGAACTGCTCATCCGACAGCCCAACCCAAGGCCGTTGTGCTGCGGGTGGGGTGGTGTAAAGGGGCTGCATATCTTTAAAAGGATTTAGTGGTTTTTTAGTTGTTGAACATGGTCTGCCAAGGTTATCTCTATAAAACCACGCCACAGGCTCTTGCACAGTCTTCAACGCTGCAACTTCCCGCCGTGACTCAGCCAGCGCATTTGACAGGATTTCTACCTGACGGTTGGTGGCATCAAGTTCGGCTTGCAAGTCGGGTGCTTCGGGCGGAATGAAACAAAGTGCTTTAGGGTTTTCTCTACCGCCACCACACGTACCCGTAAAAGGTTGATCTTCTCCGCACAATCCGCATTTCTTAAACTCCTGCACAGGTGCTGTCTGTGCGGGTGGGGTGGCATAGAGGGGCGTGTGAGGCGGATTCCAGTCAGGCCAAAGCTCATTTTTATAGATGTCACCCGATGCATCCATCCATGCCACAGGCTCCTGCTGCGGCTTGCGGTAATGGCACAGCCCTGTGCTGCATACAAACTCTTGTGCGGGTGCTGCGTGTGGGGTGGTGTAAAGAGGCTCCCATGCTTTTGCAAACGGTCTGCCGCTTGGACTTGCAATGCAAAATTGCTCCGCCTTTGGAATCCAGTACGCCACAGGCTGCACAGGTGCTGCAAGGGCTTGCTTGATGGCGGTGATGGCTTCTTCTGTTGGTTGGTGTAACTTTCCATGCACATCCCAGTATTCCAACGCCTCTAAAGCAATCCGCAATGCTTCTTTGCTCATTTCTGTTGCTCCTTCAATGTTGTCCAAATCACGTTGCCGCATCGTGTGCAGCAGTACCAGTAGCTGCCGGGTATGCGGCCTGACATGCCAAATGTGGTTGGCTCCCATCGGTGTTTGCAGGTCATGTGTTTTCCCTTGCTCGGATGGCCTTGGCGGCCCGTGTGCCGTAAATATTTACACCCGTTGGAATATGTGTGTCGCAGATTGTTTCTTGGGCCACCTTTGCACAGGCTTCTCTTTCAACTAAAACAGCTTTTTCAGCAAAAGCTCGCATCTGTTCTTTTGTATACACGCTTCCTAAATGGAGGTGGCGATGGATAACATTACCTGCTATAGGCTTTGGCAATCGAAACTTTGTCATGCTTGCCCCCTTGCTCGGATGGCGGCTGCGTAAATATCTGAGTAGTACTCGTCTACGTTTTTGTCATAATTACCAATTTTTTCACACACCTTTGCACAAGCCTCAAGTTCATCCTTGCGGACAAGCACGACAAACCGTTGTAGTGCGTCAACAAACGCCAGATGGTCTTTCCCCAGACCGTACACATCGAGGTGGGACTCACGGGCCATCTCAATAACGTCCCTCATATCAGCATCCGTTGTAGATAAGGATTGCGAATATCGCCATGTAGATACCCCAAGAAATCCAGAGCCAGCCCACCCGTGACTTGCTCAGGGCGGCGGCCAAAAAGATGTTGGCCAGCAAAAACGCAAAATCGGACAAGATCATGCCATGGCCCCCCGCATCTCCCAACCAAGTTGGAAATAAGACCAACGTGTTTGAAGACCCGGATTCGTGTATTTCCCGGTATCAGACATACAAAAATCTCTGTAACCCTTGGTCCTCATGATGGCTTCAAACACCTGTTTTGCGCTGGTCATGACAACTCCTTCTCGGCCATCTCAATGGCCATCTTCGCCCAATACGTCCTGCTGATCATGTCAATCAAGACGCCCACTTGATCAAATTTGCGCTCGGCCAGCACTTTGCCAAGAACCAACTTTTCGTTGGCGCTTGCGTTGTCCATTGCCTCGCAGACGTTCACCCCATCAAGAGGATCGCAAGCCTCACCATGCTTCATTAGATCAACGGAACGTGCCTCAATGGCATCAGCGAGGCGCTCGGCATGGTCATCATCGGCTTGTCGCCGACCCATCATTGCTGTATTCATGCAGCTCATGACGACCACCACGCAACGAGCAAAGCGGCCATGCCGACACCAATCAAGGTAGCCAAGGCATAGGGCGCCACTCGCCTCCAAAGAGGCTCCTTGCGGCCATAACCTTGTATCCATTCGCAGTCTGCGTAGTTGCGGGGGGTTGTGTAATTTTTCATGATTTTCCTTAAAAGACCCTTGCGGTATTGCTAGGGCATGTTTGAATTCTAGCATATAGCTAGACTTAAAAGCTGAATTATCAGAAATTATTTTTCAAGGCGATAAAACCACTTGTCGCCTCGGCGCTGACAACTAATGTCAAAGCCGTTTTGCCTGAGTTCGGCCACGATGCTGTTCACAGCGCAGACGTTGGCCTGTTTGATGATGTCCAGGGTGGAGAACTCCCCACCCTGAGACAGCAGATCAAGAACACGCCCAAGGCGTTCGCTCTTTTCAATGCTGGCGGCGTTCATGATTAAAAAGGCACGTCATCTGCCATGTCGTCAAAAGCCTGTGGCGACTGACGGCGTGGTTGTTCTTCTTGTCTTGGGTCGTTGATGTACGCCCAGCCATCCCAACCGCCTTCACGCAGCGGGATGTTGTCCAGCTTGAGCATTGGGCCATTCTTTGTCTCAATGATGCTGCCGATGCGCTGGTAGCGTTTCTTGACTTGGCCTTGTGCGTTTTTGTACTCGCCAACGATGCAAGAGATTTCTTTACTTACTTTTGACAATTTCATTCTCCAATGATTGATTTGAGGGCGGTGACTTTGGCATCAACTTCAGCCAAAAACTTGATGACTTCATCTTCTGCGATCTTCAGCCATTCATCATTTCGTTCGATGCGGTAAATGAACAGCTGGGCTTTGACAGGCATCCTGGGGTCAAAGACAACGTAATCACACCAAGACCGATCAGCACAGCGCATCTGCCATTGCATCTGAGCGTAGTACTTACCTTCGACTGGGTTTCCGCCTTCTGCGTTGGTAAGCCAAACCTCTAAGGTCGTGCTGGATGTCGGGCACTTAATCTCGACCATGCCATCATCACCCACCAAGCCGTCAGGAGAGGCACCAGCGGCCTCAATTTCGGGGTGAGGTATGAATCCTACCTCCTCGACCATTTGGCCTGTATGCGCTTCATACGCAGCTCGGGCAAAAGGTTCCTGCTCTACTCCCCAAGCCATGGCGGCACTTGAAAATGACTCTGCCTTGGTTTGCGTGATGCGCTCTAAAACAAGCTGTGTCATGTAATTGGTACGGCTTGCGCTGTAACCTGTCTTTGTCTTGGCCAGCACATCAGCCAAGCGGCTGGCCGTGACTTTGCCCAGGCGGTTTGCAAACCAGCTTTCGCTGCCCTGTTCTTCGTTCATGCTTCCCTCGCCGTCAGCATTGCATCGGCCATTGCGTAACAAGACTCTGCAATGTCATTGCGCCAGTATTCGTCAATGGTTTGATCTTTACGTTTTGCAAAATCATCCCAATAATCTTTAAACTCAAATTGCATGGCCTTGGCTGCAAAGTAGTCGCGCAGGGTCATGCCGTGCATGACTCGCACTTGATTTAACTGCTTGTCAAAATACTCGTGCGGGAACGCTGGCCCACCTGTGTTGATTTTGTTCATGGCTTCACCTCACTGACGATGCCGTGCATGCTTCTTGGCCACAGAAACATAAAAGCCTTTTCAGCACCCATACTCAAGAGCTGGGTCTCTGAGTAGCGTGTTGAATTGTCTTTCCCGTAACCGGGGCCAACGAAAATGTTGATGTTTCGATAGTGGGGCACATATGTGATGCCGTCTTTAATAAACACAGCAGCATCTTCATGCGGCGCTTTCATTGTGTTTTGGTTCATGATTTTTTTCCTTGTTGGTTAAAAAACTCTGTCTTTTGTTTTTCAGACATACGATTCTCCTGTTATTTTTTTAATCAACTTCATTGCATCTTGAATCTCAGGCGGTTGATTTTTAAACGGCATGACCATGTAAAAATTATGCTTTTCTTTGTTTGAATACCAGCCTACGAATCTCCGTAACAGTTCTAGCATTTCAGGAGAGTGTGCAATTAACATTGCATTGGCTCGTTTCTCGGCATCTGGAACTGTTTTGCGGTTTGGTATGTTGGCAATCGTTGTTCCATGAACCCCGGTTTTCCTTGTAGTAATACTGTAAGGATGCGTTGTCCATGGCTTTTGATAGCGTGTGTTGTCTTGAAAGTGCCAGCGTTCAGTGGTGTAGCTCATTCTGCTAACTCCTT